TTAATGTATTTTTTTGTATTTATTGTGTATCGATACATTAATATTGTATCGATACAGGATGTATTATAATAATTTAATCAATTCTGTTACCAGAAAACAGAATATTCCTCCGAATAATGCTATGCTTAATCCAAGTATCCATTTAAGAGTGGATAATATGCTGTTTACTTCAGCTACATTAATGCATAGTTTGTCTAGGTTGCTATCTAGTTTGTCTATTCTTTTTTTGAATTCATTGATTTCATGTTGCCTATGATTTGCTTTGGTTTCTAATGTTACTATTCTGTCTTCGTTTACACAGGTTAATGTGTTATGCTGTGTCATCATTATCATACTCCGCACTATCATTATTGGTAGTGTTGTCTAATATGGTGTTTGGGTGTTTCGCATCAAAGTAGGCTAATATGAATCCAATTACGGCTACGAGTATTGCGATTAACTGATTCTGCATATCTGCAGTTAAGGCCAAATATGGTGCTATAGTCATTACTACGAATTTGATTATTGTTGTTAGGTTTCCGAATAATTCATTTTTTTGTGTCATTTTTTAAAATCCTCCATCTTTTTTAGATTAAATAAAAAAAAATTAACAATAATATTTTATGTTTTAGGAGTGAATGGATGCAGTAGGATTCGAACCTACGATAAAAAAAAAAGATAATAGAGTATCTTAATGTTTTTTGAGAGCAATGTTAAAAATTTTAATGTTTATTTCTCTTTTTTTTTAAGAGTATCTGCATTTCTCTGTACATCCAGAAGATAAATAATGAAATTAGGGGGGTTAATAAAAAGGGATAAAAAAAATATTAATTATAATTTTTTTTACTATATATAAAACAATCACATTTTTTTTATAAGAATTATAATGGGACCATGAACAAAAATTAGATAATTCTTTTTATATTAAATGTTTTTTATAATTAAAATTTGGTCTTATCTTTTTACCCCATATTATTAATTTTTTTTTACAATAGAATTACACTAAAAGGTCATGTTTTTTTAATTAAGTTGAAGGGGATTTTTTTTATATGATAAAAAAGTTAAATCGTGTTTTTCTTCTTTTATGGACGAAAATATAAAATAGATGAAATATGCTGAATTTGTTAGATATGTTTATTTTCCCGAACATGTAAGTGTAATTTTTTCAAGGATAAATTGTGAATATAAATGCCCTGCTTCATATATTAATGTTCCACAGGTCTTGCAAAAGATTTGATCATGATGTGAATCGTAGAGTAATTCTGAATTATCTTTGCAGTTTTTGCATAGTAATTGTATTTCATCATGATTAAAATTTTTAAATTCATTCATAAAGTCCCCTTCATTAATCACCGTAGACAATTAGAAATATTTTAGGATATTTTGAGTCTTTTTTTCTCATTTTGGATTGCTTGATATTCTTGATGATAATCTTGTCTTCGGTGTTTGCTTAATCCAGATGTGCCTAAACATTCTTTTTTAGGATATTGTCTCCGGTATTTGTTAGCGAATATTGCTTTTTGTTCTTGGTGAGCATATTTTTTGCATTTTGGGCTACAGTATGTTTCGCGATTGTGTTTTTTGAAGAATTTTTTACCACACCATTTGCAGCGTCTTGTGATAAATGTTGATTGCCCTCCAGGGTGTTTTCTGAGTAGTATGGTTTTGGTTCTCATAAAAATATTAAATTATTTATTTTATCCCATTTGGTTTATTTGGCCTATAATTTGTTTCGCTAGAATTTCACCAATTCCAGGTACATTTACCAAATCAGTGTATGTTAAATGGTATACATCACTCCATGTTTGGAGGTTTAATGTGTTTACTATGTTTTTTGCTCTTTTTTCATGCACATCATCGAGACAGTAACATAATGCATTATATGCAGGGTTAGGTGATTTTGTGTCGAATTTTTTGGTTATTGGTTTATCATCTAAGATTTTTTCTGTTTGTTTTTCCATCATTAAGAATGCATCATTTAAAGTTCCTGTTGATTGTATTACTGTACTGTATGTGTTTAATCTTGCTATTGCTCCATAGTATTGGTTTATTAGGAATTTTTGATGTTTGTTTGTTTCTTTTATTGCTTGTTGTCTGTCTCTGTTGCTTCCCTGTATTATTATGAATTGATATTTATAATTGTAACATTGTTCTATAGCTTCATTAAATACTCTTCCATTTAATATTGATGATATGAAGTCCTGCATGGTTTTGAATTCGAATACTACTTTGTTTTCAAATAAGTAGTCGCCTGTTTTGAGTTCTTTTACTTGTACTTCATGTCCTTGTTTGGTGTAATATTCTTTTGCTAGTTTTATTCTTTTTTGTTCTCTTGAGTCTATCACCACATCCATATAAATCATCCTTCCTTTTTTTATTTGAATGGTAAATCATCTAACTCGTTATACATGTGTTCATTGTATAAATTGTTTTGTGCTTTGATTAACTGTAATGCATGTTTCTCATTATATCCATACACGTTCATGTCTGTGAGGAAGTATACTATACTTGCACGAATAATATCAGATATGGTGATATTGTAATCTGTTTTACCTGCTTCCTCCTTAACTTTTAAGAGGTACTGATGCAGGTCATCATGTATGTTTAAATGCACAGTTTTCATATTATAACTCCTCTTTTGCATTATAATATCCAAAATATTCCAAATTTAATTCTTCTGCAATTTTGTCACCGATGTGATGAATCTTTTCCCAGTTTTCCGTATCAGTTACAGACATTAGTTTCCCAAATTCTAATATAATTTCAGGCATTTTTCAATCATCCCATTATCATAATCTTCTAATTTATCTCTTTCTTTTTTGAATTTGGTTTATTTTTTCAATGATCTCGTTTATTATTTCTATTTTAGCTTCTGTTCTATTAACCGATTTAGAGTTAATACCATTCTTTTTTTGTTCCCTTAAAGTAAGTTCTAAAGATGCTTGTGTTATTCCTAAAAATGTTAGTATTTCTCGTATTTCCGGAGTATACTCCCTTTCATTAGCAGTCCTGGATTTTTGCAATTTTCTTAGTTCTGCTTCCAGTTTTACTATTGCATTTTCAAGTTCAGTTAATCTTAATTCATAGTATATATTTTCCGTACCTATAATAATGAAATCATCAGGAACATTCTTTAAAGCTTTTTTTAATTCCTCACCATTCATTTTATCATCCTCACTTCTTTTTTATCATCATCCAACACTATATTATGTTCTTTTAGGTATGATTTTCCAAATAATTCTTCAGCATGTTTACATAACAGATAAGAATCAATTACTCCTTCAGCAGATATTATTCCTTCTTTTTCTAATTTTTCAAGTATATCATTACAACTCATTTTTGGATCTCCTTTTTATTCCGTGTGGGTTGTCTTTGAGATGGTTCCGCTACCCCACACTTACTTAACAAATAATCTTGCTTATGCTTTCTCACTGTTTCAATTGCAGCATCTATAAGTAAACTCCATTTAAAACTCTCATGCTTATCTCGCAATACCTTATGCCATACTTCTTTCATTATCCCACCATTTTTACGATTCTTTCAACACCCAACACTTTTAAAAAATCATCTAAACAATCCACATTCCAATCAACACTTTTTAAAGCATCACGAACAATGATAGCATCCTCCAAACACTTATATACTCCAAAATAATAATGCTTCCCCTTCCTATATTTAGAAATCTCATAGGAACCACTCGAGTGTTTGTAAATATGCAGTAATTTCTTATCTTTACCCTCCTTTCGTGGACGACCTATTATTGGTGCATTCATTACTTGTTTCAGGTTAGTGTTATGTTGTTTTAGGATTTCATCAATACTTAAATCATGATTATTTCTCAAATCTTCACTTATACTCATAGTTTCACCTGTTCTAATCTTGATTTTTGCCCTCCACCACCACGACGTTTAACACCTTCCTCTTCAATTATCCTCTTTACAAATCGACCTATTTGATAATTATTCAAACCATACTTTTTTTTAAGCTCTTTAACAGACACATCTAAACAATTTAAATAATCCTGCTTAAATTGATTAAACAATGCCCTTGATTTAGCACTATTATAATTTTCTTCAACAATATGAAAATTAGGCTTCATCTTAAATCATCCATCATCTTCTCTTTTTTGTAATTCATATTCACACTGTTTACGTTCCGCTACACAAACACGATGAATTGGACTATACATTCCTGGTTGTCTTAAAAGAGTATTAATAAATTTTATTCTTCTTTTTAATTCATTAACACTCATATCTTCATAACACATATAACAATTACCCCCATCATCATTCACCATGTTTTTTAGATTTTTATTTCCTCATTTCTTTTGATTCGTTTACGTTTAACCTTATCTTCGAGTGGTGGATGAATTGCTTCAAGGAAATACTCATTAAAGAGATATTTATAATTATTTAAGAGTTGATCAAAATCAGAGTCAATAACATAAGTAGTACAATAATCCTCCAAATCCCTTATACCTCTACCATATGCTTGCATTAATGGCATAATAGTTTGATATTTATACCATGTAGGGTCGCAATAATTTCTTGTGAAAATTTGCCCTTCTAATCTTGGATAAGGCATTTTAAAAATAATTTGATACCTGCATTTATCTCCTTTGAAATCCACTCCATCTTTAATCCCTGCACCAATAAGAGTGATAGGTTTATATGATTTTTCAAAAGCAGCTAATGTTTCTTCACGAGTAGATCCTCCGACTACCCAAACATTTTTACTGTCTAAATTTTTTTTAAGGTACCATGCTTGTTCATTACTTGATGTATGAATAACACCTTTTTGACCAGCATGTTTACTTACAATCTCTTTTATTTTCATGATTGCTTTAGGATTACGCCAGTTAGGTTTATGATTTTTATCTCTTCCACTCATACTGCCAATATAATCTCTTATTATTGGGCGATTGGATACTGAAAATGGTGATTTTTGGTAAATATAAAAAGTATCATCTGCATCTAAACCTAACCATTCACAAAATTTATCTTTATTTCCTAATGTTCCTGTGAGGAATAATCTTGTTTCACCAAATCTGAATATGTTTTCAGCATATTGATTAACAGTTAAAGGTTTGAATTCTACTTTTAATCCTGCTTTAAAATCTTTATCACTGATGATTTGTTTTTTAGATGGTAATTCGATAATCCATCTTTCATCTTCTGAAGAAAGACTGTTTATTAATGTTTGATAATTTTGTATTTTATTATCGATTTTTTTAATTTCTTGATCATCAGTTGTGTTATTTTTGAATGTTTTTTCAATAGTTATTAATTTTTCAAGAATATTTATCCAGTAATTTTCTTCTTTGAGATCTTTTAAGTTTAATTCTTTATTCATGATTTTGTCAAATATATCAAAACCATAATTTTTAATTATTGATTTTCTGTTTAATGTTCTGCTTATTAATCCCATGATTTTGCTTTCGAGGTTATGTGCTTCATCCATGATTAGTAAATCTCGTTTTGAGAATAATTCTGTGTAATTTCCTGCAAACCAGATGTAATCATAATTTGTGATTATGTTTTTACTAGTTAATGCTTCACGTAATGCTAATATGTATTCGCAATCATTACATTTTTTTTCTTTTAGTTGTTCCATGTAGCATTCTTCACAAGTTCCTCCATGATTACATGTGTAGTTTCTTCTTCCTTTAATTTCTGTAAGCATATAATTAAAATCGTCAAGGTATTGTTTTTGTAATTGGTTTGTCATTGTTAAAATATAGGAGTTATCACATAGGTTAGCTATTGTTGTAGCTATTGCTGATTTTCCTATACCTGTTCCAGCTTCGAGGATAATATTTTTAAATCCTAAATCCATAGCAGTAATTATTTCTTCTATGATTCGTATTTGTTCAGTTCTTGGTTCATATTCTTTTAAGGACCAATATTTCTGAATATCATTATTATTTGTATCCATAATTATTTCCCCCATTTTCTTTTATTTTTTCTTCAAATTTCTTTAATTTCTCATAATCTTTATGTAATATTTCTAATTTTTTAGTGATTGTTTCATAATCTTTTGAATTGATTGTTCCTTCATTTCTGATGAAATTATAGTCATTTACTGTGTTAGTTAGTTGTTTTTTTAGTTGATGTATTCGTGTTTCTAGTGTGATCCTGTTTTTGTTGAATATGCAGTAATTTTTATGCGTACATGTTGCATGTGGTTTATTTGCTCCAGCAGAATAGTAACATTTATTATAATTTATATTCATCATATTTCCCTTCTTATTTTTTAATAATAATAAATTATATTATATTTACTTATATTTTCAAGGACTTACAGTTCTTTGTTTTTGATTATACTCTTAAGTTACCCAGTTACTTAGTTACTTTTACAATTTTTTCAAAAGTTACTTGGTTACTTGGTTACCTATGGGGGTTGACTCAAAAATTTCAAGAAGGGGCCTCCCTCTCCCCAGGAAAGTAACTCTAGAAATCCCCATAAAATAACCACGAAATAATGCTTTAAATCAAAATCAAAGACATTTAAACAATTTTTGAAGTTACTTTCACCTAAAAGTAACCAAAGTAACTTTGAAGTAACCTTAAACACAATCCTCACTCCCCACTCCCTAATTCAATATTAGGATATAAAAACTCCATAAAATCATCAAAACGAACTTGAACAACCTTCATCTGCTTACCAGTACCATTTAACTTAACATTCTTATAATCCCAACCCAATAACTCCCCAATACTTTTCAAATCACTACAAAAGTCAATCCTTTCACTAATAGCTTTCCTTAAACCTTGAGTTAAACAAACATACTTAGACCCTCTACGACTAATATGAGGAATAGCCCAATCAACCATACGATTATTAATAATACCCCAATTAACACTACTGAAATCATCACTACTACTAGCTCCATCAATATCCAAAGTTAATTCACCATTATTACCATAATCATCATAAACCCGTACTTTTTTACGAGCCTGATTAAAAACATCAGTAAAAAAATTACGAATATCTTCTCTTTGAGTATCATCAAAATCCTCAAGATTTTCAGATTCAGCCCAACTCTTTAACCAAGACGGTACTTCACAACCAATAGAATCATAAAATCTACCTACAATTAAGTCAGCCGTATCCTGCCAGTCATCAAGTAATAAACCAGGATTACTTATAATTTCCCTTGCAACAAACCTACCAAAAACATTCAAATTAACCAATTGACTTATCGTTGGAGTGTTAATATGAAATGCTTCTTCAAACATCTTTTTTTCATGCTCAGACTTTCTTTGACTATAACTAAAACTCAACACATACAATCTCCTGATTAACGCATCATCCTCAGGCAAATATTGGTTTGCTGTGAATAACACTGCACTAAATGCAGGTATCCCACCAAAATAACTTCCTTTATATTTGCTTCTTGCAGTAGTTGACTCTACACAAACTTTAATCATCTCATTTGTGGAATGCCTGTTAAATACTGCTGCAGGTTCATTTACTATGATAGGATCACAGGATTGAGATATTTTAGCACCTAAACGTGCTACAGTATCAAAACTGGAACCCCCAAAATTATTTTCCGGAGTAGGAACACCCCAAATATACGAAACTACTTTTGCAAGAGTCGTTTTACCAGACCCTGCAGCACCTTTAAGATACATCCAAGGCATCCATTTACCAGCCTGTTTCATACAATAGCTAAACTCACTCATTAAACCCCATTTAAAAACCGTAGCTAAAGTTTCACAGTTATCTTTAAAAAAATAAGTTAAATCTTCTAAAGTATCCTTTGCTTTAACCATTTCCCCATATGTAGGTTCACTCACTTCTTTTTTAACTGTTGTAATTTTATCCTTGTTAACATCATAATAAAAACCAGGATTATCAATATCCTGTTTTATTTCTGCAAGACCTTCTTTAATCATAGTATTCACCATACATGATAAGGCACCACCAAGTAATCTTGGTGAATGGCTGAAACCAGCATTCGCCAAGTACTGCTCTATCTCCTGAATAGTTGCTCCTGTAGATTCACCACTTGTAGCAAAAACACGATTTGTCACATTACTTTCCCACAAAATCTTAAATGTTCTTTGTTGATCCAACAGCAATGCATCATAAACTGTTAATTGTTTAGGAACAGCTTCAATTACAGGAGTTAAACGAGGAGGAATATCCTTCTTTCCACTATCTTTACTTTGATAAACCTGTTTGGTTTTAAAGTTAATGAGAACAGAAGTAATATCATCTATTTCACCTTTAACTATACCTTCACGTTTTTTAGGTTCAATTGCAAACACTAAATCATCAAATTCCTTGTTACTTAAGAATTCCATTAATTTTGATTTAGCAGGTAATGGAGGAATAGTTCCATCATAAACGCCGTCTATGGTCTTTTGTAATCTGTTAATATTTGTAGTACTGCTGATTATGAAACAAGTAGATTCTTTATCAACATAAACATCATATAACCATTGAGCTACATTAGGTAATATTACTTCATCAAGCTCTCTTGGCTGATACTCTTTTTTAAGAGTTTTTAATTTGTTAATTATCCTTGTACAGGAATCTTCTGTGAGATTCCTGTAACCTTCTTCTACTTGAGTCATATTTTCCCATAAATCCTTTATTCTAGTAATTCTTTTGCAGTTCGATATTCTCCAATAGTGATTTTTTCAAGTTCATATAAATCAACTAATTTATTTTTCACATTATCAAATGTTATTGGAGATTCAGTAGCTTGCAATTCTTTGATTGCTTTAGCTACAATATTATTTTCTTTGCTGATTTCTTGAAGACTTTTCTTTGCAGGTTTGTCTCCAGTTACAATTGTTGTTTCAATCACATCACCACTAACATCTTCATTTTTAGGAGTTTTAGGTTTAGGTTTACTTGATGGTTTTTTAGGAGTTCTACGATGCTTCTTACCATTCTCGCTTTGAGCATCAACTTCATCAGCAGTAACTTCACCAGTACCAATAATATCAGCAATAGCACGATTCTTAGCCCTAGTATGAGCAGTACTAATAACATCATGTTCCGCATTACTGAACCTTTTACGAAGCTCAAAAGGTGATGGTTCCACAGTATCATCCCTTTTAAGTTTATCAAAAATACTGCAAGCACCTACACCTACAGCACGACGACCATTAGGAGCTACAGCTTCCACTTCATATCTTGCAGAAATTATCCTTTCATTATCATCACGAATAATTTCTTTTTCAACTACATGATCACTAAGATTAAATGCAGTCCCATATTTCCGCCAAGCTGATTTTTTCTTAAATTTCTTATTACCTGCATTTTGATAATCATCTTCACTAAGTAAAGCAGTTGTTAAATCCTGATAATTATCAAAGAATGCTACTGTCCCTTCAACATCTGCTTGTTGAAGTAATGGAGCAGTAGTGGATTCCACCACTGCTAATTCTTCATTGTTCATTCCCATTCAACTCCACGTTCAACATCTTTAAGGACTTTATAAATCCTTTTAGGATATTTATCTCCGTCTTTAGGTGGAATCAATTTAGTTAACTCCACTTTAATATAATCACCTTCATTAAGATTCACATAGAACCTTTTAAGGTGCACATGTGCCGGTAAAGTAGTTGTTATAAGTTCACCATCTTCATCTTCACCAAGGTATAAGACAATTCTTTTATTACCATAATTGTCATTAGTGAATTCATAGATGTTTCCTTCTACTGAATCCCCTACTTCTTCAGGATTCCAGTACTCCCCTACTTCTGCAGGTCCTAATTCTACTTCTTCAAATGCCATAAATATTATGCCTCCTTGAATTCTAATTTAACATATTTTAAATCAACATTCTGTGGTAATCTTGTTGCACCTATAGGCAATCTACCACCATTTAAATAAGCCCAATAATACACATCATCAACACCTAATGCTATTGATGTACGATTATAAGCTACAGTACAATCTAACTCATTACTCAATACTTCTGCAAGGTCTTGGTGACCTATACAGGATTTCGCACCTTTAATTTCATTTTTCAATTCTTCTTTGCTTAAAGCTGTCATTTTTATATTAATATTAGGATTTGTAAGCATACTCGCACTAAATCCATTACCAAAATACTTCATATCTTTATATCTCCATACAATTCTTTGTGAAGCTGAGCTTTCTCAGCCTCCAATCGATTAATACTTTCATCAATCTGCTTCATCCTCAACTCTTTAGCAGAATCCATATTCAAACTATAATCCGGATTCAACCTTAAATTAAAATGCTCTGCTATAAGTTCGGACATATAATCACTCATGTTAATGTTATGAAGGCAGCAATGCTGTTTCACAATCATCTTCAATTCAGCATCAATATTCAAAGCTAATTTAACCTTAAACATATGAATACACACTCCTGAATATGATTGTAATAATTTCCACTTTCTAAACAAGAACCACCCACAATCTTAAAAGAGATTATAAGAAAAGTGATTAAGCATAAAATTGTGAGGAATAATAGGATGTAACCAAAATTCCTCATACACCACCTGTTCACCTTTACATGAAAGGGTTCTTTCTTGTAAAGAGTTTTAGGTTTAGGAGTGTTGTTGAAAAATCTCATATTATATCACTCCATCTATTGATGTAGTCTATGCTTATTTCTGCACGAGTTATTTTTCTCAGGTAATCAGGTTCAAAATATCTTTTGAACCTCCATGGGTCTTCGGTGAGCCTTGCATGTTCAATGCAAAGCTTCCACTTCTTAATACATAACCTATAATAGATTATGTCTTGCCCATGTTCCTGTTCATGTTCATTAATCACTTGTGTGAGAGATTTAATTTCAGCTTGTATTTTTTCAGGACACATTCTAATTCTCCTTTTTAAATACTGCTAAAATACGGTTGCAATCAATAGCATAGCACCCACCATCAGGCTTAACAACCTCCAAATCACCATTAAGATTTCTCAGATGATCCATGGTGGTGATTTTAATTTCTAAATCACCATCCATCTTAACAAGGAGATGATGATTATCTCCTATGCTGACTTGTAGGCAAAAAATAGTATCTATATGCATTTTAAATCCCCATCCTTAAGCATACCTTCTTTAAGAAGGATTTGAGTCGCATAACCTTTTTTAGCAAAAGCTAATAATGTTGCTTGGCTTAATTCCGGTGATATGTCTTCGAAATTTGGATATTTATCCATGATTTCCTGAAGATTTGAGGGAGTCATACTAACACCTCATTAAGATAGTGATCACATCTTTCAAGATGTAATTTTAATCTTTCTTTAGCATCAGCAGGGTCACTGACCCCTACTAATGCTATGTTTTTACTGTTTACAACGACATAGTGGTCGTTGTTTTCGAGAACTTTGTATTGTTCTCCATTTAATTCAAATATATCTAATATATCTAACATTTTCATCATCTCAGGATTTTTTATGGAAATCTGTTGTAGAAGTTGCAGCTTCTATCAAACTTCCTTATTTTATAGTTGTCTTAACTACTATATAAACTTTATCTATTTTTTATCTATAATTCAATTAAGTATAGATAAAATATATATTATTCATTATCAAATATATTAATAAAAAAAGACAAAAAGGAGTGTATGAAATTGTTTGAAGTTAAATCAAATATTATCTTGCAAAATCCAAACTCAAAATCATTAAGAACAACTATTCCTGCAGAAATTGTAGGGATACTTGAACTACATAAAGATGATAAAATGGTATGGGTAGTAAATACAGATGATGGAGAAATAATTGTAGAAATTAAAAAAGAGTAAGTAGCAACTATATTTTTTTCTAAAAATAAGTTTAAATTATTGATAGCTCTCGCTAAATATTGTAACCTTCGCTTTCCATCAGCGACTATATAACAAAAGATTATATAGCATTTTAACCATATATTATAATTGGCTACGAATTTCATTACATCATCTCAGGTGTCTTGTTTTTTTAGTAGCTAGGATTGGGGTGTTGCAGCACCCCAACTCCACTTTTTACAATTCTATTTTTTGTTTTTACTAATTAATAAAATGTTAAGATTGTTAACCATTAAAAAATTTTTTTTTAGAATTCTAAAATAACTCATTAATTCTTTCTTTATCCTCAACAGGTTTCTTATTTTTATTATAAATTTCAACAAAATAAAAAAGATTATCTTCACGGGAAAATAAAAAAGTAATTCTAAAACCAGAACGAGACCCTTTATTAATTCCTTTACAACGGAAATTCTTAACAATAAAAGCTGGAAATTTTACTTTACTATCTAACCCTGCAATCCTATTACATATATTAACTGGAAACCTATTTAAATCCTCCAAATATTGCACCAATGCAAATTTTAACCTTTCAAAATCCTCTTTTAAAGTAGGGCATTTATGCCTATTAATAATTTTATTAAATTCATCATCAAAAAGAGGGTGAGTATCAAACTGATAATTATCCAGTTTACTCATCATATTCCCTCACAATATATTCTGGATCACGATAAAAAACATACTCATAATCTAATTCAGCATTAGTTTCTGCAATTCGCCATGGTAAATCTCCATGAGAATAATTACTAATTTCCTTTGCACTCATATCAGATAATTTGTTAATAGTATCATCTATAACTTCTAATTCCTGTTTACTTAAATTAGTAACATCAGGCCCTATAAGAGAAGTATATTTATATTTGGGATAGTCAATTACTCTTTCCACGTCTTCTTTTATTTTTCCTTCACTTATTAATTCATCTTTTAAATCAAGAAAATGTGAAGATATTGGGCCGTTTGGTTTTTTAATATATGTTTCTCCAGTAATTGGAGTTTCATATATTTCATAAAAATTGAAGTCAGAAAAATACAATAATTTGTACATTACTGTTCTACCAACATTATGATTTAAACCACATTTACTTATGATGTAATGTATTACTGATTTTAATTTTTCAGGATGATATTCAATTTCATTATTCATATTTTTTTAACCTCCTATTTTAATAATTAATACCTCCGAAGTATAATATTAACTCCTTTCTATTTTTGTCTAATTATATTTATTATTGTTTTGAATATTTAAACCTTACTATAATAATTAAATTACATTTTGTTCAACAAAATTATAATATGCATATTATTTTGTATAGTATTTTTTGGAAAAATATATGGGTCACTTTCAAACAAAAACATGAAAATATTGTAACAACATACAAAAAATTAAAATCTCCAATAACAAAAAATAATAGATAATATCATATACTACTTAAAAACATATCATAATACAAAGTATATGAAAAAAGATAATTATAATAGAATAAAAATATTCTTTTTCCATATACTTTTCAAATGCTCACATACAAAAAGAGCAAATAACAACTAAGGATGAAATGATATGTATATGAAAAATGATAAAGAATTGCTAACTGATTTTGCAAAATCCCGAAACCTCAAACAAACAACAATAAATGTATACAAAAGTTATATTAAAACATACACACAATATCAACAAAAATCATTAGTAGACCTCATACAAGAAGCAGAAAAAGAAGAAGAACAAGGCATTCGTTGGAAAAATCGTACATTAAAAAAAAGATTAATGAACTATAGATCATATATTTATGAAAATTACCTTGTTGGATCTGCAAGAATAATGTTCTCAAAAATATTAACCATCTACAAACATTACGATATTGAAATCCACCAACTCCCAATCTATTCTATGAAAAATGTTAACCAAAACAAACCCATCACATTTAAAGATTTACCAGACCATGAAATCATTAAAAAAGCATTAGACATCAGTAACACTCGAATGAGAGCAATAATCCTCTTTATCAGCAGCAGCGGTTGTAGTAGAATAGAAACATTAAATTTCACAATACAAAATTTTATAGATGCTACTAAACAATATCATCAAGAAAATAATATTTACGATGTATTAAATGTACTTAAAGACAAAAAAGATGTAGTTCCTACTTGGGAACTTCGACGTCCTAAAACCAATAAATTTTACACAACCTTTTCATCACCAGAATCTACATCAGAAATAATTAATTATCTTATTTCATCAAATCGTGATTTAAAAAACACTGATAAACTATTTAATTTAACTGAAAACTACACAAGCATATCTTTTGAACAATTAAACAATAAATTAGGATTAGGCAAAAAAGGAACATACATCCGATTTAGACCCCATATGCTTCGTAAATTCCATGCAAGCCAATTATTCAACGATAATTGCAGTATCGAATTTGTAGATGCTCTACAAGGCAGAGGAAAAGATGCAACGCACAGTAGTTATTTTATGGAAGATCCTGAAAAACTCCGTGAAGAATATATTAATCATCTTGATTGTTTAATGATTAATTGGAATAATATTACTTACAAATCTCCAGAATATCTGGAGTTAGAAGGTAAATATCAGGAAAAAGAGGTTGAAGTGAAGACTATGAATAATAGGTTGTCTGCTATTGAGGAAATGTTGTTTGATGATGGGTTATGTAATGTTTTAGATAAATTCAAAAAAAGATAAAAATTATTATATTGATTAATATCATTACTTTTTTTTATTTTTATTCAATAATAAATCAGTAAAACTCTTTTAAATGTAAACCTGCAATTTCAGATGCTTTCCCTACACTAATTTTATTCTTTTAAATAAATTTACTGCTATTTTTTCTCTATTTTCAATAATTCTAATTCTAATTAAAGATTCAGTAGTGGTTTCCGAGAAAGTAAAATAAGTTAATGCACAAACTTCTTCATTATTCAAACCATCAAATAATTTTTTCATATCTTCAATTAATTCCAAATCGATGTTATCAAATTCAAACAAATTTATAATTTTTTAAACTCATCGAAAAGTTTTTTTGTCCTGGCTTTGACAAAAGCATGATTATATTTTACATTATACTTTTCCGACTTATAATCCGCATCATTTCTTTTATCACGAAGTTCCAATAGAAGTCTCGCAATTTTCATACCGTGTTTTTGTCTATTTAAAAAATGATTGTCATGAAAAATTTCATATGTTTTTTCATGAACCTTTGAAGATTTGGAGGTCATAATCTTTTCAAGTTCTTCATCATCACCCCATAACCTATGTTCAATAATATAATCTCTACAAGTACAAAAAGCAGAATAATAAAATCTACTAATACCACTTCTTAATTCAGCAGGATTATCTGAACTTGAAAAAGAATCAGCGAAATTATAATATTCACACCAGTCAAATTTTTCTTCAGAACTCATTCAAACTCCACAGATAATAATATATTATCTAAAAAATCATCTTGATACTTTTCAAATAATTTATCTTCAATTAAATCTAATTTATTACTTGCAGATTCTCCATCAAGTTTAGTAAAAACTTTAACAACAATCCATTTTTTATTATTCCATTTATTTTCTAAATGAATTTCCAAATCTAAAGTATCAAAATATTCTTCAAGATTATTTGGTAACTCTTTTATTATATCTAATAAATTATTATTAATAATAAATGAAATCAAATCTTCACGTTTAGATTCTATATTAAATGTTGAATTTAAAAACAATTCTAATTTAATACTTTTTTGAAGAAAATCACCATAATTTACTTTTGCATATTTTGTAGATAATACAGTATTCTCATTATTTCTTTTGAATTTATCTGCAAATTTTAATCTATTAGATATTCTAGGAATTTTAAAAGAATTTTCAGCAATAGAGTGTGTAACAGTCCCATTCATTCTAACTCACCTTTTAAATCTTTAAATAATTCCTTTCCAATACTCTCATTAAACAATAATTTAATAATATCATGCATTTCTTCAAAAATTTTAATTAAATCACCACTATCAGTTAAAGAAGAAGTATAACAATCATAATCTAAAACAAAATCATTTTTAATTTCAATATTTGGATAATTCAAATTAAATTGTCCATATGTGAAATCCAAGTTGTATCCTCTTATTTGATATTCAGATTGAGTTAAAACTCTCATTAATTTTAACTCATTATTTATAGAATTAAAATTATGTAATTTAGGATTAATCCAATCATCCCAATTAATAATTTCTACTTCTGGCGAAACTTCATTAATATATCTTAATCCAATTTTATTGACCGTATGCACATCATAACATTTTAATGCATTAATAATTAATTTAATATCTTCAATTAATTCATAATGAGATTTGTATTTAGTGCCATCATATGAAATAGCAATATGATTCATAGATAACTCAATAAATTTTGAATCATCAGCAGTTGTATAAGCCCATATATTATTTTGCTCAATATTTTCTATTTCTGGGTTTTCTGCTGAAATTTCAACTTTATTTTGCTGAGCAATACCCTTTACCTTAGGAAATTCCTTTTTTATAATATTTACAAACTTATCAGGATTAGATTCCATTCCCAATAACTCACCAATATTTCTAAAATCTACTTTAAAAATAATCTCTTGCAAATAATGTTTCTTGAATTCTAAATCTGACATTTTTAAAACCTACACTAAAAATAAAATCTCCTTTGATATACTATATATTTTAATTATTATAAATATTTTGTAATTATAGTTTTAAATATTCCTCCAATTATTCATTCAAAACAAAATTAAATACTTAAAAATCCTGTTTTTGAATTCATATTCAAACTATATTTAATTAAATTATCAATAATAATATAACCTTCTGTTTTGTGAAAGTATAGATTTTAATAATTAAATACCTATTTATTCTAAATTAAATTATTTGATAATCTCATATTGGTAAAAAAAATTGAAATTATAGTAGTATTAAATATATAAAAAGGTAATTCTTTAAAAATGAAAAAATTTCCTTTTTCATAAAAAGTGGAAGTAATTTAAATAAACCTCCCCAAATGCATCAACAAATCTTATTAATGCTCCGATTTCATCTTTGTATATTACAGTTGCCTCTTCATTATTAATCCATGTTTTACCAATTTCTGCTTTTTTTAATTCATCCCATGAAACATTTTTATAAGTTTCTTTATCGTTTAATGTGAATGCTGGTTGTTCATAAGTTACTGTTTCAGGTGTTACTGTTCCTTGTGGCAGGATATGTTTTACTGTTTCATTTACTGATTTGTAACCGTTTAATGCTTGTATTTCTTTTATTTTATTAATTAAACTTACTTCTAATTTTATTGTGCTTCTTTCCATAATTTCATTCTCCTTTTAAAAAAAAATAGCTTTGTCTTTTTAAAGGACAAAGCTTAAAATTGTTAATACAATTGATATTCCACATAATATTATTGGTAGTTTTTTAGGATTGTTTCTTTCAGATATTACTAATATTATGAATAATATGGTTATTATTATATTTACGATGTTTGCTATTGTTAACATTTTTCATCCACCTCTTTTTTGGGAAAAAATTTAAATAATAAAAATTTTAAATTTTAAATTTGATGATGGGATTTTTTTATCCCATCAATATTGTGTATATTAATGTTGCAACTTGGACAATTAGTCCAAGCCATGCAACTAACTCTTTTCTATCAATGTTTTCCACCTCCTCGTAGTTCTATTATTATATTGGTTACCATAGTATATAAAGGTTTCTATTTATTACTACTTATTTTTATAAAAAAAATAAGTTTATCAACCATTAGTTGATAAACTTCCAACAGTTCCCAATTATGTTATTATTGTACAAATTCATTGTATACCTGTTCTGATTCATCAACTAAATCAAACTTGTTTCTCAATGAATTAATTAATAATTGCAAATCCATAACTTCATCTATCAAACCATATTCTTCATACAATTTATTACATTCTTGTTGTAAATTATCTAATGTTTCTTTTAAACCTTCTTTCATTTCTGTCATAATTCTCACCCTTTTGTTAAGATTGCAACACTCGGTTGGCTAATTCCTCTCATATAAGATAATTGATTTGACTTACTACGAGTTTCTATATATCCACAATATGCTGGTTTACTGCATCTGTTTCCTAAACTGTTTAAAACAGTTACATTATTACCATTTACTGATTTAAGTACTTCATAATGCCCATATTTATTACGGTACAATATGTGACAAAATACTGCTCCTTTTGTTGCATATTCGTTTAATTTATTCCATCTTGCTGAATTAGAACTTCCTAAATCATTGAAGTTTTTCCAAGTAATTTTAATATTTTTTCCATATTTGCGATTAAACCATGCAACAGTTGTATTAATACCTTGATGTCCAGTTCCAGCTGTAGTTGTTCCAGCTACACTTGCTATTGTAGATTCTGATATATGAATGCCAGTTAAACGGTAAAATGCTTGTTGTAGACTATTACAAGCACAATAATATGGTGTGCATTGTCCCATACCTGCACAGCCTGAAGTTGTTAAATAATTATATAATTTATTATTGTTTGTAGTATTTTGTACTGATGTATTGCCAGTTAAATATACTATTGCAGGACTCACACCATTTAATACTTCATATGCTGATACTCTGCGACACATATCAACATAAGTATCTTTCATATACTTCTTACCATTTTTATCAATCACATAATTTGGTAAAAAGCTTAAATCTTTATTATCATGTATGGCACATTCCACAAATTCAGTTATAAGACTGTCAGATTGGTAATTTGTACCTCTTTCCTTAATTACTTTAATAATCGTTCCATAATCTGCCGTACGATTCATATAACCATATACTTGCCTAACATTAAATTTCTTATTATTATTAACAAGCCAATAAGCAATTCTATTGCAAATATTACTATAATTTGTATAATTAGTATACTCTCTAATCATGTTTTACGCTCCTTTAAAAAAAAATAGTATTTATTCTGTTGCATTTTAAAAAAAAATATTTAAAAATAATCCATTCATCATTCAAACAAAAGGTACTGTTATTACACTTTCTTCCCCCCCTTCCAAATCATTTTTTTTAAAGTAGTTTAAAATAAAAATGATGATAACTTAAAAAAAATAAATTAAATATGATAAAAAAAAGATATCCTCATTGAAGAATTATCTTTGTTTTAAAAAAAAATGTAAACTTAAAAAATACAAAATCATTAACCAAGCTGTTTCACTTATAAAATAAATTCAATAGTAAATAGAAAAGAATAACTATCATATTCCACATATTAATTTTTATGAATAAAACTCTAAAATTAAAAAAAATCATTCCTTTAATTCCTTTTATAGTCTTATTTGTAACTTTATTTATAATTCATTTTAGATTAGGATATGTTAATGATGATCTTTATTTTAGAGCATTAATCACAGAAAATGGTTTAAATCAAATTTTAAATCTTGTTCACCACAGATATTATTCATGGAGTTCTAGATTTTTAATAGAATTTGTTTTATTGTTTCTATCTTATCTTCCTATAATCATATGGGTATTTTTAAACAGTTTAGTTCTTGTTATGATGGCTTGGATTATTCCAAGATTTTTCACAAAAGATTCAAATCTAAAAAATAATATAATTTCTGTAATTCTTGTTTCAATATTTTATATCCCTGTATTTGAAGCCATGGGTGATGGGGCTATTGCAATTAGTCTTAATTATCTCTGGCCTTTATTTTTCATATTGGTTCATTTTTATTTAGTTAAATATTACATACTCCAAAATAATGATTATAATAAATCAAAGAATATATTGTTGTATGCTATTTTAGTTTTTAGTTTATTTTTTGCTTGTAATCATGAACAGGGATTAATTACCTGTTTCATAATATATGTACTACTTATTGGTTATTGTTATTATTCTTACAAAAAAATTAATAACACATTACTGATTTTATTATTTTTAATTATTTGTTGTGGATTAATTATTTTTTTATGCCCTGGCAACCAATTAAGATTAATTGCTGAAACAAATACTTGGTGGCCATCATTTGGAGAGTTAAACATTTTTAACAAAATAAATATGGGAGTGAGTTCTTTTTACAGACTTTTTATAAGTGAATCAATTTTAATTTGTTTATTATTCTTATTATCTTTTGGATTATATGTTTATAAAATAAGCAATAATAAATGGAATGCTTTGATTACTTTATTCCCATTTATAATTTGTCTAATAATTAACTTATTATTAATTTTTAATATTATTCCTGAATGGAATTATTTCTTTTTAAGTACAGACTCTTATAGTCTTGTAAGTAATTCCACAAGTTTATTATTTACATTATTTTATATTATTATCACATTTTGTATTTTGTATGGAGTTTATAATATAATAAAATTTAAAAATAAAAAAAATGGATTTTCAACATTACTATTATTGATTATAGGATTTATTGTGAGTATTATTATTGGTTTTACACCAACAATGCTACCTTCAATGCATAGGATGTTTATTTTCCTTTATGGGATATTGCTCATATTAACATACTATTTTCTTATACAAATATTTAAGCAGTAATCCAAACTAAAGTATTAAATACACTACCTGATGTTTTATGAGGATATATTTGAATATTTGGTCCCTGTACAGATAACATTATATCAGATGAATGAGCATAAATTGGATTTGTACCACCAATTGGTTGATATGTAGAAGGAATATTTGTAAATAGGCCATTCCAAGTATAAGCCTTTTTTCCTGAAAAAGCAACATTGAATAAAACACACATCACGATTTTTCCGTATTTGTATAGTTTTGCTCCGTTTGCAAGTGTATGTGTTGATACTGTTAAGTCAGATATTTGAGATGCAGTATGTGTGTGACTACTGTTAGCTTTACCATTCAACTTAGTATTCATTTCGGTTTCAGTATAATAACGGTCATCATGAGTATGTCCTGTTTTTGATTTACTATCCAATGCTGATTGAAGATTAGTAATATTGCTGATACTGTGACTGTGACTACTGTTAGCTTTACCACTCAAAGCACTATTTACAACCTTATTCTGCACAGGATTAGTTGATGAACTACTCAATGAACTATCAACAACTGTTTTATTAGCTTCTGTAGCAATACCATCAAGTTTAGATTTATCCTCTTTAGACAAAAAACCATTAGCACTTACTGTTGCAGTAGTATGAGTATGATTAGAATCTGATTTATTTTGCAATTTTGTATCTATTTCATTTTTAACATATACTTTTGTTTTTAACCAATCTAATAAATTTGTTTTAAAAGATGCAACCATTATATCATTACCTCCAAAAAAAGGGGATCTTTGAAAAAAAATAGGGGAAAAGTTTTATATGATGAGATAATTAGTTTATAGTTAAACTAAGAGTTCCATCATTCGCTAAATCAAGACTACCGTTGTTTTTAATGTATTCCACTATTTCTGGCATTTTTACAAAACCAGTTAAGTCAATGTCAATTCCTCCAAAT